ACGGTTGCAACTGGTGAATATGCGCCAGTAATGTTGAACTTGGAGTAAACAATTAAGGGCGGCGGCGCATAACGTCGTCGCCCTCATTTAACCTTTTAGGACATCATGGCAAAGCGAACACAACAGCTTGACCTGCCTAGCGAGATTGCAGAAATCGCGCAGTCGGCTGCCCCCGTCGCAGAAAAAGCGCCGGAGGTCACACCCGACCAGATCGCCCAGCTTATTCTCAAGGGCAGCGACGACACAAAATCCGCTATACGCAAGGCGCTGGACCTCGATAAGACCCATGCCAGAGTACGGAAAAACAAAAACCAGACTAACAGTCAGGTGCGTAACACCGTCAAGGCGATAGGCGAAGTGACTCATATTGACGGCTACGTGCCGGACCCCCCAGGACGTATCTCCGACCGTGGTCCAGAAGCAATACGTATTTGGAAAGAGCGTTGGCTCGATAGCAACGGCGACAACCTCTCCGAGTACGATCTCGACCATATGTCGTTAGAAGCGCACGAGTAGGATGACCGAAAGCGTTGGGCAGATTAATGCGGCGAGCTTCTTTGGCGACACTGCATTGCTGGGTACAGCGGAGGTTGGCACCGTGGCTATTAGTGCTAGCTTTACCCTACCTAGCCTGACGACAACGGAGCGCGACGCGCTTACAGCCGCGAACGGAATGCTGGTCTACAACACATCGACCAACACTCTGCAAGGCTATGAGAACGGGTCTTGGGTTAATATCAGGTAGTGAGGGCGTAGCATGACCAACCTTGAAGTGATTCAAACGGCGCTGCGACGCGTGGGTTTGAACAGCAACGCGTCTACGTTTAAAGACGGGGCGCGGACGTACCTCAACATGGTCGGGAAGGACGTACAAAGTCGCGAGAAGTGGAACTGGCTGTTCAAGGCATCGACGTTCGATACGGTCGCCGACACCCAGACCTACAGCCTCGCGTCCAACGCCCTGACGCCGCTTAGTTTTCGCAATACGACCGAAGACCACGTAATTATTGTCATGTCGAGCCAAGACCTCGATGCGGCCGATCCTAACCACTCTATCGACGGCGATCCGCGCTGGGTGGTCATCGACGGCGTGGACAGCAACGGCCTCGTACAAGTCTCACTATACCCCACCCCCGACAGCGTGGACACCATCGCCTACCGATACTACGCATCGGTGCCGGACTTTACGGCTAGCGACGACACCAACAGCCTCGACGGCTATTACTCGCCGGTCGTGCAGCCTGCGCTGGTCTATGGCGTCAGCGCCCTCTACAAGCAAGAGAAGGGCGACGACCAAGGGTCGATGATCGACCGCCAGGAGATGGAGCGTGTCTTAGGGGTCGCCAGCCGCCAGAACGCCAACGTCCAGGGCAACCGCACCTACCGTATGCGCCGCTCCGACAACCGCGGCAGCAGTAAGTTCTCGTATTCGCCCCAAGAAGGCAGTCTTAGCTAATGCCTATCGCTGCACAGAGTTTGCGTTTGGGGCCGTGGCGCGATGGCGTCAACTACAGCCTACCGGCCGAAGAAGTCTCACCGGCAGGGTTGTATGATATGGAAAACTGCACCGTCGGGCTGGCCGGAGAGGTCAAAAAGCGCAAGGGCTACGCTAAGTTCAACGCCAGCGCCATGAACTCCGGCGCTACCGTCACCGCCTTGGGCCAGGTCGTCCTCGCTGGCACCGAGAAGGTGTTTGCCTTTTGCGGCGATAAGTTCTTCGATGTGACGGGCGGCAGCGCGACGGATCGCAGCGGCAGCGCCACCATCACGGCAGGCAACGACAACACCTGGAACTGGGTACTGGCGGGATCGACCTTGGTCGCCGCCAACGGCGTCGATACCGATGCCGTGACGTGGGCCGGTGGTACTGCTAACATCGCCGCCCTCGATGACGACTCACGCTTCACCAAACCGACATGGCCTGCCTTTTGGGAAAACCGCCTCTGGATGGGCAACGAGGACTCCAACAGCGACCGCCTCTGGCGCAGCGCACCTGGTGACATCACGACCTGGGGCGCTCTGGACTACTACGCATTCGGCTACGACATCACCGGCCTACAGCCTTTTCAAAATACGCTTGCCGTCCATACCGAGTACGGGATCCATACGCTGACGGCGACGGGTAACTCGACGATACCTTTTCAGCAGCAGCAGCGCACCCAGCGCGGCACCATCGCCGGACGCACCATCGTCACGGTGCCTGGCGAGCGTCAGATCTTCGTCCGCGATGACGGCATCTACCAGTGGACCGGCGGCGCTCAAGTGGAGAAGATCTCTTTTGCGCTCGATGACCGCTATTGGGACGATATCAACGTAGCGCGACTGCCCTACTCCTTTGCCAACTACTACCCCGCCAAGGAAGAGGTCTGGTTCTACCTGCCCCACGGGGCCAGCCAGACGACGATGAACTCTGTTATCGTGTATTCAGCCCGTTTAAACGCCTGGTTCGGGCCGTATAACAACTTCACGCGGGACAGCGCCGCCGTCATCGACGATCTGCCCCACGCCGGTGACTTCGCCGGTCGCATTATGACGCATGAGACGAATAACAACGACGACGGCGATGCTATAAAAGCGTATTTCGAGACGGCCAACATCGCACCCCAAGGCGGCGATGTCGAGTGCCGCTGGCTCTATGCGCGGACGCTCTTCGACAATTTGGGCGACTTCGATGTCAGTGTGCAGCAGACGGGTGCTGGCATCGTGAGCAACACCGAGACGATCACCATGGGGCAGTCGGGTGCATTGCTCGACTCGACCTTTGTCCTCGACAGTTCGTCGTTGGAGTCGGATGTGTCGGCGCTGACCGACGACTCCGACCTTTTCGGGTACGACCCACGCACCATGCTACGACTGAGCAACTTCATCGACGACGAGACGTTCACCATACGGCGGGTAAGCCTCCAGTACAAGCCCATTGGCCGCACGCGTAAGCGCAAGACAGGAATCGAATAATGGCCTATCAGAACCCCTACGCCCAAGCGGCTGCCAACCAGAACAAGAAGAAGAAAAAGCGAGCGGTGAATCCGCAGCAGCAGCGCAGTAAGCCAGCGGTGAACCCGCAGCAGCAGCGCAGTAAGGCAACCCCAACAGACCCCCTTGCCCAAGCGATGATGCCCTCGATGCCATGGCAGCAGGAGCAGCAGCAGCAGACGACGGCCCCTGGGGCTTTTAACCCGACGCAGCAGCAACCGGTGCAGACCCAACAGGTGGTGGCCGGTGCATTCGACCCGACCGCAGCAGGGGGTCGTCCGATGGCACCTCCTCCTCCTCCTCCTCCACCACCCCCGCCGCCACCAGCACCAGCGCCGCAGCAACCGGCGTCGATGCCGTGGCAGCAACCGGCACCAACCCCAGCAACGCAACAGCCAGCGGCGCTACCTTGGCAGGCACCGGCACCGGCACCAGCCCCTACGCAGCAACCGGCGGCGCTACCCTGGCAAGAGCCAGCAACGCCAGCACCTACGCAGCAACCGGCGTCGATGGGCTGGCAGGCACCAGCGCCAGCACCTACACCAGCGCCAGCACAGCAACCAGCGGCGCTCGATTGGCAAGAGCCAGCGCCTACGCAACAACCGGCGGCAATGGATTGGCAAGAGCCAGCACCAGCAACACAGCAACCAGCGGCGCTACCTTGGCAGGAACCAACCCCAGCACCAGCACCTACACAGCAACCGGCGGCAATGGATTGGCAGGACGAGCCAGCAACGCCAGCGCCTACACAACAACCGGCGGCGCTACCTTGGCAGGAGCCAGCAGCGCCAGCGCCTACACAGCAACCGGCGGCAATGGACTGGCAGGATAAGCCAGCGACCCAGCAGATGCCAGCGGCGCTCGATTGGCAGGACAAGCCAGCGACCCAGCAGCCAGCGTCGCTACCTTGGCAGGCACCAGACCCGATATTAAAGACGGCATCGCAGCAGATGCCAGCGTCGATGGATTGGCAACAACCGGCGACTCAGATGCCGGAGCAAATGGATTGGCAGCAGCCCGAAGCGGTGACGCTGCCCGACATCAGCGGTCTGGAGAGTCGGATGCCATGGCAGCGCGAAGAGCAGCAGATGCCTGCGTCGATGGATTGGCAGCGCAAGGAGCAGGAGCAGCAGATGTCTGCGGAGCTACCCTGGCAGGGTCAGTCCTTTGAGGACACGATGCGAGCGAAGCTGGATTGGCAGAAACCAGCGGAAGAGCAGCAGCAGCAGATGGAGAGCCAGTTGCCATGGCAGCGTACCCAGATGCCGGAGCAACTGGATTGGCAGGAAGAGCCGCAGCAGCAGACACAGGGTCAGATGCCGTGGCAGCGCAAAAAGCAGCAAATGCCGGAGCAGTTGCCGTGGCAAGACGATCAGTCGAGCTATCGTGAGTTGACCCAGATGCCGGAGCAGTTGCCATGGCAGGAAGAACAACCGCAGCAACAGCAGCAGCAGATGCCGGAGCAGTTGCCATGGCAGGGTCAGGATGAGGGTCCGGCCGCTGCCCCATCGTCACCGGCGACGATACAGGAAGCACTCAACCAGCAGTATATGGATCGTATCGGCGGCGGCGAAGACCCGATCCTCGCCTCGCAGCTTGCGGATTTACGCAAGCGCCAGCAGGACGAGGAGCAGGCGACGATAGAGCAACTCAGCCGCTACGGCGTCTTACGCGGCGGCGGCGATACTGCCAGTGCGTTGATGCAGATGCGCGAGGGTCAGTCGCGTAATAGACTGAGCTTAGAGGCGTCGGCCGCACAGCGACAGCAGCAAGACCTGCGCGATGCGCTGGGCTTCGACCAGGCACGGTCGCAGCAGGGGTTAGCCGGTAGGGGCATGACGCTACAGGAGCAAGAGCAGGCCGACCGTATGCTGTCGAGCGAGGCACAACGATCCGCACTCAGCGGTGGCGAGCGCCGCGCCGACATCGCCCAGGAAGCAGGGTTGTTCGGTGAAGTCGCAGGCGCAGGCAGCGCACCGGCCCGTCAGACACTGGGTGGATTGGGTGCCAGAGAGCAACGGGCGATGAGTGCGGCGCAGCGCGGTGCGATAGGCGGTGCGGAGCAGCGTGCGGACATCGCGCAGGAGGCTGGGTTATTTGGCGAGGTGGCTGGCGAGGGTAGTGTACCGGCCCGTCAGACGCTGGGTGGCCTGGGTGCGAGAGAGCAACGGGCGGCCAGCGCAGAGCAGCGACTAGCCAGCGCGACGCAACGCGCGGCGATGGGCGGGGCCGAGCGCCGTGCCGACATTGCCCAGGAGGCTGGACTATTCGGTGAGGTGACCGGTGAGGGCAGCGCCAGGGCGCGGTCTACGATGGCAGGGCGCTCGCTTGCGGAGCAGTTGGAGTCTAGCCGCGCACAGCGTGGATTGGCGCAGGCGGCCGACGTGCGGCAGCAGATCGCGCAGGAGGCTGGTTTGTTCGGCGAGGTCGCCGGTGCTGGATCGGCTCCGGCGAGAAAAACTATGGCAGGGTTGGAGGCGGCGCAGCAGCGTGGCCTGGCACGCGGTGCCGACGTAAGAGCGCAAAGGGCGCAGGAGGCGGCGTTATTCGGCAAGGTCGCTGGCGAAGGCGGTCCTATCGAGACGTTGGGTGGCCGACGGGCTGGCTTGCAGGAGCAATTGGCGTTAGGCGCGGAGGATCGGGCGTCGCAGGCGCAGCAGGCGGCGCTGTTTGGCAAGGTCGCAGGCGAAGGCGGCCCGATCACAACGCTGGGCGGTATGCAGGCTGCGGAGGCGCTGGAAGGACAGCGCCTGGCACGCGAGGCCACAGAGGCTGGCTTGACCGGTCAGTTCCGAGAAGCCGAGACGGCGCAGGAGAGGGCGCTGCGGAGTCAGTTGGATACATCCGATCAGCAGCGGCGTCTGGCTGAAGCTGGGG